AGGCAGCGTTTGTGATGCGTGAGGGTAAGACCTGCAATCAGGTCGGTCTTACCGCCCCCGGCTGCGCCGCCGTAACCAATGATGTCGGCCTGGCTGTGGAAGGCTAGTGACTGTGGTCCCGGGAGAGGGCACCATACGGTATTGTCAACCTCTACGGCGCGCAGGACGAGCTTGCGTTCTTCAGGGGTGAGGTGACGAAGCAGTTCTTCCGTCCAAATCAACATTACACAAGGTCGCTTGCGTCATCGTCGTCAAGCTCCTCTTGCTGTTGAGCGTTCTTCATGCGCTGCACGGCGGCGGCGTGAATGGCGTTAAGCTTGGCGGCAAGCTGCGTCTCGCTCATTGAGGCGAGACTACCGTCGGGGTTAGTGACCTCGGTCTGTATCTTAGCCCCGTATTTCTTTGGCGCCATGTTCGCCAGGTACCATTTCCGGGTGTCTACCCGTAGCCGCGACCTTGCTGACGCCTCTTTGTTCTGTACGATCTTGCGGCCGCGTTTACCCTCCCGCTCCATGTAGTCGTTTGAGCCATCGTCGGCAATGTCGAGAAGCTCGTCCGCCATCACATCGAGGCCGATGTTGCGGGCTTTCTGGTACTGCTCGGAGAAACCGTAGCGGTTATACACCGCCCATTCACGCACAGACGACTCGTCGGGCATGTGCGCGTCCCGGCAGATAGAGCGTAGTGTCTCGCCTTTAGCAAGGCGAAGGCATATCTCCGCGGCGAGTTCTGGTGTGTAGGGGTTGCCGTAAGAAGGGTTAGTCATAAAGCTACTCGCTGATTCCGAACTCTGCAAGACGCGCAAGGTATGAATTCCGGTCTGTATACGTTTCCAAGTTTGCCAGGCCTGTCGTGGTCGTCTGGTTTGACATCGTGACGCCGTATGCTACATCGTCTCCCTCATACGCAATAAAGTAAGTGGTCACAGCAGGGTAGATGATGCTTTGCATTACGGTGTCCCTCCGTCGGTAATAGTCCAGGTGTAGGTGCCTGTGAGCACTGCTCGAGCAGCCACGGCCGCGCCGTCGTAATGAGCGGTGCCACCACTAAACACGACGTTTGTTCGTGGCGTTGATTGCGCCGCCCACCCAATAAGTATCGGGTTGTAGTTGGCTTTAGTGAGGCTCGTATTGAGAAACATATCACTCGCACCTGTAACTTTTGTGATGTTCCACGCGCCAAGGTTCTGGTTGAAGGCTGAAGCACCGCTAAACAAGGCGCCCATGTTGGTAACGTTCCCAGTGTTCCATCCGCTAATGTCTTGGTTGAATGCCGTGGCGTTTTGAAACATTGACGCCATGTTCGTAACCGAAGCCGTGTTCCACCCGCTAATGTTCTGGTTGAAAGCTGAAGCACCATTAAACATATTGCTCATCAACGTAACGCTTCCGGTATTCCACCCACTAATGTCCTGGTTGAATGCGGTATTTTGGAACGTGCTATTCATCTGCGTAACGTTCCCGGTATTCCACGAGCTAATGTTCTGGTTGAAAGAAGTAGCGCCGCTGAACATGGTCTGTATGTTCGTGACTGCGGAGAGATTCCAGCTATTCATACTGGGAACAGTCGTTAACGACGTGCACGAGCGGAAGGTGCTGCTTAAATTTGTAGTTCCTGTCAAGTCAAGATTGTCTGTCGCGGTCACCGTCAAGTTGGCGCAACCGAAGAAGTAATTTGCTTCTGTCGTTCCTAGCCTTAAAATTCCCCATTGAGAAATCACCATTAGCTTTAGGCAGTCGCCGCCGTTATTAAAGCGTATGCCTCGGAACGTGCCAGTGATCGAGACGTTGTACACCCCTGATGCCCCGTACACGTGTGTCCATGCGGGGTCGTTATAGGTCGTGATCGTGCTGGTGGTGCCGTCACCCCAGTCCACTACGCAGTCATACGTGCCTGTCGCTATCGTGGGGATGACAATCGTGGTGTTAGCTGAGCCTGCCTTCGTCGTGTCCCATGTCGAGATGAAGGGCAACACGGGTGCTGCCGCTGCAAAAATGGTTCTATCCCTCCGTGCTCGTTGTAATGGCAGCATCCTGTCTAATCCTGGTAAATGTAGATGCTGACCGTGAATACTTCGGCCGATACAGGAGCGTAAGCGTTGCGTGCCACCAGAACGCCGTAGAGCGCCTTGGAAGAGGCATCGCACTTGAAAGGCAGGTTCACCACTCCCGAGGTCAAGAGAGCGTTGCCTCCCGCCCCTGAGGTCGCGTCACCGACATATGCGGTACTGATCGGGACTACAGCAACCGCTGTGAGCATTTCAGTGTCCGTAGGGGTGAACGCCGCGTTGTCGTTGTCTGGCGTGACTGTTGCGCTGAAGAGCCATAGCTCGCAGCTCAGCTTGGTCGCGACGTTGGCCGAGTCGGCTATCGTCACCTTGCCAATGACGCCGCTGCCACCTTCAACCCTCACGCAGTCTGAAAAGGTGAACACTGTAGGCGCTGAGGTGGACTCGGCGATAACATCGCCGGAGGCGTAGGCCGTGGTATCGCTCGGCCTGGTCTTGCTGGCAGTGACAACTTTGGTGTGGCCGCCTGCTATTACGGGGGAATCAGTGATTGGCATAGGTGAAACTCCTTAGTTTTCACTCTATCCTAGCCTCTCCTCACTCTTCCACGCGTACCGGTTTGACATCCATAACAGTACACGCTCTGCGTTCATATCGGCATATGGATGCAATCGTTGTGCGGGGTACCCCAAAAAAGCGAGCAAGCGCTCTATAGCCGACGAAGCCCTCTTCAAATAAATTTCGTATCTGATCGACCTGTGCGTCAGTCAGTTTTGCCCGAGGGTGTGACTCCCCTATCCGATACCCTTTTTCGTCGACACCGACGAGCTTAATTCTATCTACCATTCGCCTATTTACCTCTATCTGTAATCCTATGCGAGTTTGTTTTTATATGCGAGTTCGTTGTTCTATGCCTATCCGCATGAAATGCGAATCCGCATTGTCACCCTTGTCACCCTTGTCACCCTTGTCACCCCAAACTCTAAACTTTCCCTATTTTTACTTTTTATGCCTTTTTACTAGTTTATTACCCAAAAAATTCATGCAAAAGGTTCTAAGAGAGAAGGGTGACAAGGGTGACAAGGGTGACAAGGGTGACAGTAATTTTTTGCGAGTTCGCATCACGTGCGAACCCTCTCAAATTTCTTCTCATATCCTCTTTCGCGCAGCACGCCCGCCACCCTTTGCTCGTCCGTTCGCTTCACATTTTTGATGTCCATTCCGAACGCTTCTCTGAAGATATCGTTCATCTGAAGGTACGGCAAATCGACCGGTGCAGGCTCTCCGACCCCCGGCAAATGCAACCACGAGTCTATTTGATCGGCCCATGAGTCGGTCATACGGTGGGTTTCATGTACTCCCTCGGCAAGACGTTGCGCGCCTTGCCAGTCAACGCCCAGCAGCTCGAACCTATCCCTTGCCTCCGCCCATAGCTGCGCCCTGTCGGCCTTGATGCGCGCCACCTTCACTTTGCCGCACAGGACAGGCAGCCACCGCCTATTGCCCGTGGTATCGGCCAGGAATTCGATCTGGTTGCTGGTGCCGATGAATATCGACCGCCGGGGGTAGTTTTTAGAGAACTCCTTGTACTTAGGTATCCACGTCTCATAGCGGCGGGTGATGAAGTCCTTGATGCTCTCCATGTCACGGCTATGAAGGCCGCGCAGCTCACCTATCTCTATGACCAGGCGCCCTCTCATACACCGTGCCTGGTCGGCATCGCGTGCCATCAGGTTTATCGAGGTGTAGAAATCTTCCGAGGGCACCATACTCTCGAGGCCGAAGCTCTTGCCCTCGCCTTGCGCCCCGATGAGCACGGGCACCATATCGGCCTTGACCCCCGGCTCCATGACACGGCCTGCAAGGGCAGTCCACATATAAGAAGACACACTTCTTATATAGGGGCTGTCCTCGGCGCTGAAGTACTCCTGCAAATAGCTATCTATCCGCGGCACGCCGTCCCACTTGAGTGAGGTCAACCATTCGATCGCGCTGTCGAAAATATTTAGCGAGGCCACGTAGGCTACCGCGTCGCGCATCATCTCGCGGCTGATAGGCTTGAAACCGCCTTTCTCCAGCCTGAGCTTAAGCGCGAAGTAGTCTACATCGGCCATCGCGCGCCACTCGAGCGAGGTGCCGTGCGGCGCCAGCATCACGTCATCCTTGAAGTCATCAAGGCGCAAGCGCCAGCCGCAGACGTCACTACGGCACAGCGCCATTTGCACATTGTCCGCGGTAGCCAGTATCGCGCCTTTCTTATCGCGCCTGAAACGGGGCAGGGGGTGCTCTTCTTCCACCTCTTCCTTAGGCACGACAATGCCCTCGAGGTCGGCGATACGGACGCCGAGCGCGTCGAGGAAATCCTCGTCTTTGCGCCCGCTGCAGCTATCGTGCATGCATTTGAAATGCCCCTGCTCGAACCCGCCTGTCCCTTTAGGGAAGTACGCAGTCTCGGTAGGTCCCGACTCCATGCTGTGCCCGCCCTTGAACGGGCAGGTGATGTACAGCCTTCCGTCCTCACCGTCACCAAGGATGTCGAGGAACGGCACGGTCTCGTCATGCAGCCCGAGGTTCTGCCCCCGGATTTTCACCTTACGCTCGCTCGTATCTACCGGCGCGATGACCAGCGGCACTTCGTCGCTGAGATATCCACTGAATAATCCACTGCGCGCAGGCACCGGGTTGCGAACGCCTGCCTCGAACACCGGGGCCGAGGTGTAATGGATTTGCACCGGGTTGAATACCGCCTTGTCGCACGCCACGCCGCTGGCTCTCGCCCAGCTCCTCAGCGCCGCGCTTGTTGCAGGGTCTTTGAGCCAGAACCACAGGTGCGCTTTAAGCAGGTGCTCTTTGCCTGGGAAGCCTGCGCTGTTCGAGAGCTGCCAATGGAACGACACGCCGTGGAACTCAGGAGGCAGGCAGCTATAGACGTACTCGAGCGCGCACTCTTCGGGCGCAGCCACGGGGTCAGCGGTTAAAGGTTCGAAGTTATCGACCTCGATGAGTACCGTGTGTAGAGGCTGGTCGGCGAACACCTCGAGCTGGCGCAGCACACGGCCGTGGCCTCCCTCACCCACGTAACGGCCGCGGATGATGCAGGAAGAGGTGTCATGCTCAAGGGAGCTGAGAAGTAGCGAGAGGTCTGCGAGGCTGCCTACTTCGTGGTTGCGCAGCTTGAAATACTTGGCCTGGTCGTAATTAGAGACACTACCGTCTGCTTTCCATAGCTTTGCGAGCCTCTTGGTGGAATGGGTAAGGATAGATAATACATCGGACATGTTGAACTTCTTTTGGTTGCGGGGGTTTCAAAGCTCACACCTTGGAATGAGTGGACTTCTTTGGGTATCCGTCGCACCCCCGCATAAAGAAGAAAGCGGATGGGAACCAATGCCAAGGGTATGAGCTTTGAAACTCTCTCCTCTAAGCATTACGGTTCGCTTTTATTTATGTCAATGGAATTTTTACGCCCTCTTTGCACTTGCGTGCGTAGGGACATTGCGCGCAGGTGTCGCACAAGTCTGTGCGGGAAATCTCGGGCAGGCGCCCGTCGTCCTGGCGTATCTGCGCTGCCGCCTCCTCGACCCTTCCCGCCAGCTTTGCGCTTATCTGCCGGTGGCCGTTGGCTATCTGCTTGAATAGATGGGGAACGGTCGTGCCCGCGGCCTTAGCGAGAGCTTCCTGCTCCTGCTGCGTCGCCCATGCCGCCCACTCCTTCAACACACCTATCACCGCGCTACAATCCTTTTACAAAGTTGCTAATCCTCCTTAAGTATTAGCAAAAAGCACAGGCTTTTGTCAACGGTAATCTATAGCACTTGCTAACTTCAGGAACTTGGGGGTATCCTTGGATGACATGCCTAAAGAACAACCCAC